GAATCTGTGTTAGTTTTAGAACTGCTTTGTCCGCCATCTGTTATTCCTTACTGGTATCTAGCTTTCTTTGCATTACGCAAAATCTTGAAATCGTGTCCGTCAACCTTACCATTCTTATTCGCATCAATCTTATGTTGATTGCCCTTTAGTTCTTCGTCGGTTTGCTCGACTTCTTCTGCTCGCAGTTTATCACCACGCTTTAGAATCTTTTTACCAGCATCCCAAGAACCCATCGAACGCTTACGAAGGCGACGATCGTCGTCAACATCAGCTGCATCGTATGCATCATCTTTCGCTTTTGCTCTATACTTTCTAAGTGCATCCGTTGAAAGTTCGTCGAGACCTTCGACTTCTTCCAGATTCAATGAGCGAGTTTCATTGATTCTTTCCATTAAATCCTTAAACTTCAGCATCGTCTTCTCCTGTAAAGTCTTCTTCTGATTCATCAGCAACGTCAGTATCAGATTCTTCTTCAGGTTCTGATTCTTGACCGTTAAAAACATTCATTGCGATTTGCTGTCTATATGCATCTAACGCAGTACCTGCTTTAATGTCCATGATGTCATTAAATACTTGTTCTGCATCGGCAAGAGTACCGCTTTCAATGTTATTTATTAGATCTGTTACACTGTTTTCCATAGTATTATCCTTGTTCAGTTTGTTCTGGTTGTGGTGGTTGCTCTTCTGCAGGTGGGACTTCTGGTGGATTAGCAGTATTCGATGCTTCGATTTCTGCTATCTCATCGTCAGTAAGTTTCAGAATATTCTTTTGGACATATTCTTTGCTGTAGAGCGAACCAATATAGTTTGCCATTCCGTTTAGAATCTCGATACGAGACTGTAGAATTTGCTGTTCTTTCGATTCTGTATAATATGCATCAGTTGCAAAGTTATATTGAATCTTATATTTGATGGATTCCCAGTCTGCTTCAGTAATAATACCCTTGAGAATCAATTGTGTCTTCAAGAGGTCATCAAAAATTAACGAGAAACGACGACGCAGTCTAGCAATAAACTTTGTAAACTTCCACTCGTCGCGGTTAATTTCAGCAGCACGACCAAAGTTTAACCCTGATTGCTGTTGCTGTCTTGAGATTGGAACATTCAATGCTTGATATAGTTTGCGCTGGAAGTAATCAACGTCTTGGATTTGTCCAAGGTTTTCTCCACCAGGAAGTGTTTCAATCTGAGTTCCTCTACCACCTTCGCGGCGAGGTAACCAGAAATCCTCAAGCATTGACATAAATTTCTTATCATCGCGAATTTCACCAGTGTTTGAATCGTATACGATTTTGTTACGATACTGGTTCATAATACCCTTGAGATATTGTTCTGCTTTAATCTTAGGTAGGTTACCAACGTCAACATAAAAAACTCGACGCTCAGGAGCGCGAGTAATACGATAAATTACAAGCGCATTTTCCATCATCCGAAGTTGGTTTGCTGGACGTATTGCTTTATGTAGATACGACAATCCCACGTTCTTATCCTGATCAACAAGACCAGAAGGAACATGGCAAATAGCATCCTTTGTAATTCTAAGTGCATTCGCGCTGCTTGAATAATCATTCACGTTTGCTGATTTTTGGTGTACTACACCTTTTTCATTGAAAAGAAAATACTCATCAATGCGTTTGATAAAATCAACATTGGTCTTGGTATCTTTTTCTTTGACGATCTCGCGAACTTTTTTAATCTTTCGTGGATCAATGTATCGAACATCGGTCAGACCCTGTCTTGGGTTTGCTGTGTCAATGACTTTATGAAAGAATAATCTACCATCAACATACCAACGGCGGAAGTAATCATGCGCTCTTAGTTTAAAATCTAAAATTCTTAAGATTTCTTCAAATTCTTTTTCGATATCTTTCTTGATACCTGCAGACATCTCTACATCATCCAGATTAATTCTAACTGGATCTTCGTCATCAAGATTTGAGATAGAGTCATTAACAATATCATCAATTGCTGTGTCGACATCTGCCATTCCAGCAATGTCACGATAGCGTCTTATGAGTTCTTGTTCTGTGCTGGCAGTCCCATCTAAGTCTAGATAGGTTCCGTAGTAACCACCTGCTTTAATTTCATCTGTGCCACCGTCGTCTGTCGGAGCCACGAACGATTTTTCCGTTGGTGGCTCCGAAGATCGTGTAATCTTATAACCAAAAATTTCCATAATATTAGATTACTCTTAAAGTGTGTTAGTCAGGTAGTGTGAGTAGTTGAAGGTTACGGTGAACTCTTCGATTACATCGTTCTGACCATATTGCAAACCGATTTCCGACATGTTAATCGGGAAAGAGTTAAACAGAGTGTATTCCATCAGTACTTCATCATTACGATCAAGATGCTGAACGATAATATCTGCTTGATAGTCAGTTGGTGCAAGAACACCCGTGTTTGCTTCCAGATCATTCATTCCGTTCATCCACTCTTCGAATGGTTTACGGAGCGACATTTCAGTGTCGTTGATGATTGTTACTGTCCACGGATCGAAGATACGCTCGCCAGCGAGTTTCACTTCGCGACCACGATACTGAACGAGAGTTGGGTTTACTGTTGATGCAGGAAGGGCAGCACCAGTAACCAACAGCGCATATTCTCTGTCTGGAACAGATGTTACATATCCAGGCCAGTTGAGTAATACACGGAATTGGTTAGGTCTTGCACCACCAGCACCTAGTAACCCTTTAAACTTTGAAATATCCATAATAGATTTCTCCTATAATTCTATTTATTCGGGTTATTAGGCACCAACTTCTTCGAACGATACCGAGGTACGAGTTGCGATGAAGTTAAGGTAGATGAAGTTGATCGACTTGGCAGGTTTGATGTAGATATCTGCAACAAACTCATTACGATCAATTACTTCGCCAGTGTTATTTGTTTCGTCACATACGACACGGAAGTCATAGATACCACGGCGACCACGAACATCGCGGAGGAATGGTTCAACTAGTGACTTGAACTGCGCACGAGTGAAGACATCGTTGAATTCGAACAACTGGAACTTAGCAGCAGTTGAAATCGCTTTCTCAAGAACGATGAATAGACGACGAACATTGATACGATCGAATGCCGATGGTTTAGCAAGAAGTGTCTTGTCACCATAGAGAACAACACCCTGTCCTGGGAACGACACAACTGGGTTGATGCCATTCTTATAAAGAGTATCGCGATCTGTTTGGTTTGGTGAATAAAGAAGTTTCACACAATTCTTGATAGCACCACGGTTGAAACCAGCAGGTGACCACCATGGATCATTGGTTTGATCAGTACGAGCACAAAGACCTGCAGTGTCAGCATTCAGAGGAATGTTAACATAGATGTCATTATACTTATCGTATTGAACCTTCCAACCTGAATCCATAACAGCGTATGAAGTCGAACGGTCAAGAGTTGTACCTCTGTATGTTACGATGTCATCTGCTTCATCGCCAGCATTGTTTTGAACTGCTGCCAGAGGTGGCGACAGGAATACAACACAGTCTAGGCGAGCAAGAGCAACGTTATCGATAACATGCTGAACAGTAGCAACAGCATGGTTACCAGTCAGAAGAAGCGATACGTCAACTAGTTCTTTATTTGCGAATAGATTGTATGCAGTTTGAACATTGCCATCAGAAGGAGCAGCATCAACACCACCTGTGAAAGTGCAAGTGTGCTCACCGTTAGCATCAATATGTTGATATACACCATCGCTGGCAGCAGCACCCCATGAAAGGTCTTCAGTATCATCCTGAGTTGGGTGTTTACCCCACCAAGCATACTTTGATTGGGCATTGATTACGTTTTTATAGTAGATTGATCCGCCATCATTACCTTTTGCATCAGATGCAACAGACAAGAATGGGAACGTCTCGAGAACTGTTCCTACAGTTCCTGAGAACTTTCCAGCGCCATCGACTACAATTACGTGGACTTCATCGTTAGATGCACCCTTGGCATCCGCATAGGCAGAAGTTCCTGGTGCACCAGAGAAATTCGCTGCATAATCCCATGTGTCGAAACCAGTCGAGTCACAGATCGAAACAATAAGACCGTTACCGATTGTTCCTGGATACTTCGCAGCGAATTCAAAAGTCTGGTTACCAGAACTGAAACTTGCGTCATAGACGTCTTGGTTTG